TACCCTGTCCACGATATTTTTTTTTATAACCTACTTGGCCTTTGCTAGCATTTTTATTGTGCTTTCTACGCCTTTTTTTAGGTTTTATGCTACTTACATATTTCATTCAATAGGTTCAGTCCATTCAGAAGTCGCTAATAAAGCCAAAGCCTGCTCATGGTTCATTATATCGCCAACAATAGGCAAACTATTATTAGTTATAAATGACGGTGTTGTTATCCATGATAATAAACCTTGTGTATTTGCTAAATTACGTCTCATTGTCTGAGCGGATGTTTGGTTTACTTGTGAAAAGATTACCTTGTCTGTTTCTGTTAAGTTAATTACTGCGTATTGTTTCATTTTTTATTTATTTAATATTTTTAACTTGGTGTATCGTCTGTCCTTGCCTCAACGCCCATTCCATAACTAATGGAATTTCCATCCGAAAAGGGAGCCTCGCCAATTACATTATCACCAGAACCCATACCCGAACTTAGTCCATTGGCTGTTGTTTCTGGGCCGTTTACTAGGTCATTTTCTGCCATTCCATTACTTGTACCATTACTTGTTCCTACCTCATCTAAAACCGTCCATTGGCTGTTAAAAGAACTATTAGCACCTAACTGCCACCAGCTAACTAAATTTGATGCTGCTGAGTGTGTTTTTAAATCACTAGGCTTGCCCGAATTATAAAGTTCTGAAATTTGATTTGGTGTACTGCCAGTGCCGTCTGTTAAAGCTGCGTTATATATAGCTATATTAGACATTTTGCCATGTATTTCAAAAGCGGCTGTTGTGGCGCTACTTGCACCAATTCTGTCTATTTGTACTAATGATGTAATATCACCTCCAGTTAAGGTTTTTTCTGAAACAAAATTACCATTTAAATATAATTTTGCACTTGCTCCATTTCTTACTAAAATAATGTTACACCATTTTTGATTAGTAAGTGTGCTAGATAAAGCGTTTATCCAACCTAAATTAGTTGTCCCTACTCTATAATACAATGTTAAACCATTCATATACACGAGCATATTAGTTAAACCAGAGGTTGTACTACCAAATGGACATTCCTGTGTAGATGAGGAATTTCTATAAATCCACCACGATAAAGTTTGTATAGTTCCTAAATTAATAGTTGGTACGTCTATATAATCAGTCCCGTCAAATTCTAAAGCATACGGACTAAAAACTTCACTAGCTGAATTTGTGACTAAATACTCTGAACCGTTAAAAGCTGCTTTTTCACCTAGTTTGTAATATGCTACTGGCTTTGTAGATAGCGACATTGGATTGCCTACGCCATCCGTAGAGTTTCCATAAAGAGTAGTTATTTGTGAACTTGAAAGAGCATAGTCAAAGATTGCGACGTGGTCTATTTTGCCATTGAATATTCTTGTAGTATTTCCAGCATCAGTCCCGATATAAATATTAGTAGATTGGGCTACACTTGTTGGTAAACCACTTGTATCTTGACCATCTAAACTTCCATTGACATATAAACTTAAACTACTACTAGCATCAAAAACTACTATTACATTTGTCCAAGTATTTAACGGAATAGAGTTTACAGAAGAAGTTGCTGTTGCTGTTGCACTATTTCTAAAAGCTATTTCTAATTGATTATTAGATGGAGTTGCTCCAAAGTTTAATTTTAAATATTCTGTATTAGCTGACTTAAAACTAAAAGGAGATGTATAAGCCGCTTGTGTAGCTGATGGGTTCAACCATAATGAAACACTAAAAGCAGTTAAACCGTTTAATATGTTACTATCGTTTAACTCAATCCAATTACTAGAAGCTGAATCAAAGCTCATTGAATAGTTTGAGGACTTGTCTTTGTTCTCGTTATTTGGTAACCTCCATTGATTGTTATAAAATTCTCCCATAATTAATCTCCCATTCTATTCCAGTAAACAAGGTTTGAGCCTGCTACTGTTGTTAAGTCTTTAGTTAAATTAGTTGATGTTCCGTCGTAAATACTTTGTACTTGTGTTGCTGTTAGAGCTGTGTTCCAGATTGCTACTTCATCTATACTGCCATTGAATTTATTACCTGTATTAGCTGCTGCAATTTGTAAACTTCCTGATGTTGAAGGAATAGCCCCCGATTGAGGAACGGTATTATCTGAACTTCCATTTAAATAAATCTTTAAATTAGAACCATCATATGTACCAACTATATGAGTCCAAACATTTGTTGAAATTGTTGAAATACTATCAATTAAATACGATGCGCCTAATCTCATCCTTGCTGTTCCTGTTCCTGAATTAGCAAAAAGCATATAATCGCTATTTATTCCTTTAGCAATAAACATTGGAAAATTTTGTGATGTTATATTTGTTGTAGGTTTTACCCAAGCAGAAAGAGTTATTGTAGAAGTGATATTTAAACTACTATCATTACCAATATCAATATAATTTGTCCCGTCAAACTCCATACTAAAGTTATTTGCAATACCAGCAGCAGTTACAGCTAAATCAAATGTTGATGAATTAGGACATCCAGCTCCACTTGTTTCATAAAATATTTTATATGATTGAATAGTAGAAGTAGCTAAGTTAATTTCACCAGTAGATGAATTTATACTCAATCCACTTGGGTAAGCACTATAAACACCACCCGAAGTTGTTGGTGTAATTGTTAAGCTTGCTGTTCCTGTTTGTGGTAAACTACTCGCAGAATAACCAAAAGTAGCACCGTCAAGAGGGTTAATTGTAATAGGTCTAGTCACCGTAATTGAACAAGTTCCGCCTGTAGTATATACAACATTGTGAGTGCCAGCAGTTGAACTATTAACGTTTATAACACCTGTAGAACTATCTATACTTAAATTGCCTGTAGACTCGCTAAATGTACCTGATTGGCCTGTAATAGTTGGTGCTGGCGTAGTTAAAGAATATGTGCCATGATATAAAACAACCCCCGGTGTTGAATAGGAATACTGACCAGGCATGTAATAAGTAGTTCCATTTAAAATATGTTCATGGCTTTGACCGTCATTACTTTGTGCATTTGCATCAGCTTGGTTAACATATAAAGGATAATAACCGTTTACAGCTAAAGCACCAGTCGGCATTTGACAATAGGCACTTGCTGAATAAGTTACTGATGCAGTGTCTGAAGGTAGTTCAGTTACTGTTGCTGGCGATGAGGTGGCACTACATCCATTACTATCAGTACCCGTTACTGTGTAACTACCAGCAGTCACGACAATACTTTGAGTTGTTTCGCCCGTTGACCACAAATAAGAACTAAGCCCAGCAGTAGCAGTTAGCGTTGTTGTAGCACCAGCACAATAGGTTAAAGTTCCACTAATTTCAACAGTTGGCAAAGCGTTTACAGTAATCGACTGTGAGGCGGTGTTTGTACACCCATTTGAATCAGTTCCAGTAACAGTGAAAGTTGTTGTACTTGTAGGGCTTACAGTTATAGCTGGTGTATTTTCCCCATTACTCCAAACATAACTACTGCCACCGCTCGCTGTTAGCGTTGTGCTTTCACCATTACAAATACTTGAATTACTTGCGCTTATTACTATTGTAGGTAGTGCATTAATACTTATAGTGTCTGTTGCTGTTTCGCCATCTGTATCTGTGTAAGTAATTACATAACTTCCTACAGTTGAGGCTGATATATCTATTTCACCCGTTGAGGTAGAAACAAATACTAATCCACTAGTTGAACTAAACACCCCAGCACCGACATTATTGACTACTGTTGGCGTAGGGTCATTAGCATCTTTACAAAAGCCACTTGAAGCATAAGAAATATTAACAGATGTAATGCCTACAATATCAGTTTGGCCAGCATTACTCAAACTGTGTATTTTACCCCAGTTTATAGCGTTGTTAGCACCTTGCCCCCAGCCGATATTGTTATTTCTTGAACCTTTGCCCCACTCTGAATCTGACATAATCTTAGTTTAATACCCAACCCCCGAAATCGTCGGAGTAGTCAGGGTTAATATCTTCATTTTTATTTGTGTAATACTCAGGAAACATACTACTAGCATTAAAATTTAAAAAGTCAATCATTCTTTGACTATAATATTGAGCCGCATCACGTTCCTTGTCTACTAATTCGTTAATCTCGTCACCTGAGAGAGCAGTCGCGTTCTCAGGGTTATTTCTATAAACACCACCATTAGCAATAGTTACACTTAAATAAGGTAGTGCATACATCATAGCGTAATGTATTAAAGTCGGCTTAATGTACGTTTCTACTAAAGTCAAGTAGTTACCTGTAAGCGTTTGGGGATTAGCCTCAATATCAGCAGATATTTTGTCATATAGCTTTGTTCCTAACAGCCTTTGTATATCTATTTCTTGAGCCATTTCAATCCAGTTTAAAAGTTTGTCTGTATCGATAGCTCCATTAGCTCCTGTAAACCTTTTTATGTCTCTTTGTGTTATGAATAGTGCTTTTGCCATTTTATTTTTTCTTTTTAGGTTTATTTACAAAGCCCTCATTTGGCATATCTCTAGGAGCAACTGAAACCTTTTGCTCGTTAACAGGTGCTTTAAAACCTTTGCTTCTTGCTTGTCCTGTTGTTATCTCTGTTTTTTTACCATCTTTTATTTGGTATGTTTTACGATACCAACGATGGGAGCATCGAGCCCCGCCCTTATAAAGCCAAATAGAATACGTGTTAGAACCACCTTTCCCAAATCCAGCATTAACTACTTTATTGCTCATCCTTAGTATATCTTCTTTTCGATATACCTTGTCAGCAGCAACCATTTTCTTGCAAAATTCTCTTGAATTTGCACTTACTTTTTGAGGTGAATAAGTATATCTAACTAAAAATTCAACACCTTGTTGGCTTTGTTGTTTACTTGTGCCATCCTGTTCACTTTTAGCGTTTGGGTAAGCTCTACCAGTAGAAGTTAATTTTAGCATTTTATCCAATCTTTCTTCTTGGTTGTAATCAACTTCCATTTCATCAATCACATCATACTTTTTTAAAAGCTCATCTTCATCCTCACCTAACCCAATCAACTCATCTGCAACTGTGTTTAGCTCATCATCTGAAATAGTAGGTGTTTTTTGAGAAGCCATGATTTCAAGTTCTTGCTCTTGCTTAACTCCAGTTTCTTCTTCTATCACCTCATCGTTTTCTACCTCTATATCAATAAAGTCTAATGGGTCAAGTGTCTTAAAATATAAATTAAGAGAAATATTATTCACCGCTAAAACCTCATCTAAACAGTCAATAATTAAATCTTGATATGGTCTAATAGTAGTATTTGAAAATAACTTTTGAGCGTTTTCTATTTCTTCTGCATTTGAACCTAGACCACCGCCTGATGAGTCTCTTAAACCTAGTAATAATGGACTTGTAACCCTGTGAGAAAGTAATATCTTTTTAGAACATTCTTCACTTAAATACTGATAGTGTTGAGGTGCATCATTAAGGGGTATGTCTTCAACGGTTGTCTTTTGTTCTGCATTATGGTTAAAAGCAATAATAACTTTTTCACCAAATGAACCTGTAAGCTTGTTCATTACTTGGCTTTTAATTTCCTGCATCTTCTGTTCTGATGGGATTCCCGAACAAAAATTGATGACCTTAGTGCCTGAAAATGAGTTTTGAGCATCGTTTATTAAGTAGTCTGCAATCTCCTTTTCAAGAGTGGCATACGAGGTAGAATAATCAGCAGGACTTATGTAATGGTAGCCAGTAACGTATCTTTTAATAATTTTTATTTCGTTTCCTGTTCCTTTACTACCAAATACAGGTATTTTCGTAAGTTCTGTATTTTGGTTAACCTTAGACCAATCAGCACTATAATAATAGGCCTCTATTTCACCATTTTCGTTGCATTTCTCAGGTCTTAACGTTTCTCGTGGAAAATGTGTTACCCTATCTATTTTAGTGCCTTTATATGTAATTTGTAAAGCTGCCTCACCTAACATCTTTAAGTCTAAACATATTTTTCTTAAAACATCTGGCTTTAATAATTTTCTCATTTCTGCAAACTGCTCAGGCTTTTGTGCTGAATCTGTTGCCTCTAAGCCACGTCCATAAATCTGCTGTGCTATTCCCGTAATAACAGCTTGATTTGTAGTAGAGTCCATGAAACAGTCAATAAGACCTCGATAGTAATCGTTATTCTCACCGACACCAACCCAATCACGATTTGTCTCTTCGGTTACTAAAGGGCGTTCATATTGACTTAATTCTATAAAATGTAAATTATTCATAATATATAAATTCGTTGTTGCTGGCGTGCGATGTGTAAACACCATTGTTAATTTCAAAACTTCCTACAGCTTGATTAGTGCAAAATATTTTGTCCCTAAAAATGGAAAAACTGTTTGTTGAACTTGTTATATTGATAGTATAAAATTCACCCTCTTTTAAAGTAGTGTTTAGAATATAAGAATTATAATACTGAGCTTCTGGAAATAAAGCGTCTCTATCTGAAAATATTTGTTTGTTTTCACTTTCAGACGTTATTATAATTTCATAGGTTTTAGAGCTTTCTATTTTTTCTCTAGGTATAAAGTTTATAGTTCCCCCTGAAGTTGTTAATATTTGCATTTTATAATTTTTAAAAAAAAAGGACAGATTAATATACAATCCGTCCTCTTTCACCCTTTACGCTATATCCCCTTATAGCTACAATAAAAAATCTTAACTATTTGTACCAACTACTATTGTTGCACTAGTACTTGCAGTCGGTAAACCAGCAAATGGATTTGCAACAGTTGCACCACTAATAAAATTAGCTGGCAGTTTTTCTTGACCAGTTAATGTTAAAGTAGTTCCACTCATATCACCCATAGCAGCACCAGTAGTAATTGAACCACCAGACACAGTTAAACCAAATTCTTTTCCAGCCAAAAGAGCATTTCCGTTGTTATCGACAATGATACAATGAGGTCGGCCATACGAAAGAAGCTTAAACTGTACCATATCTTCTTTAGATAGTTTAGGTAAGTTTAAAGAAAGTGTTTGCTCAAAAAATACTGTTCCATTATCTGAACTTGCTGTAATAGCTTGCTCTAGTGAATTTCCAGCACCTTTAACATCATATTTGTAAGCATTAAATGTCCCAGCCATATCGGTAACTTCATCACTTGTTACAGTAACAGCACCCATATCTCCAAAGTCTATTAGATATACTGCTTGGATTCCTCCGCTAATGTCGCGGCAGTTTATAAGCCTTCCAGCACTTAAATCACAACTCATATTTTAAAGTTTAAATAGAGGGCTATTGCAAGCCCTCGTTATTAATTAATTTCTTATGCGTGGTAAAGAACGATTTCAGAACCAATTCCATACTGAACACCAGCCGTGTATCTCATTATAACTCTAAAGTTTTGAGAACCATCAATATCACTCATATCGATAATCTTAGCTTGGTTGTAATCTGAAAGTAATCCAGTACCAAAGTATAAGTTTGATTTCTGAGCAGCCATAGCCGTATCGTCATTCAATCCATTTGCAATAAATAATTTAACACCATCAAACATTAAGTTATCTCCTAAGTCTTGGTTTGTTCCTCTACCTTCGTAACCGTTTGAACCAACGCTAGCAAATCCTCCTAAAGCTCTAACATACGCTCTAGCTATGTTTTGCGAAATATATAAGTGTAAATCTTCTTTTCCGTAAAGCGTGCTAGGTATCG